TCTGTAGGGACTGTTTGAACAGTTGCCCTGCTTCTTTACCGAGTTCATCTTCAATCGCTTCCATGAGCGTATCAGAGAAATCTTCCGACTCTTTTATTTTATCCACCAACTGCACCAAAGGCTCTACTGCCCTACGCTGATCGGCTATCTCCTGGGCTTTCTCCGTATTGGACTTATTCCAGGAGTGTCTGTTATCAGCATCTTGTTTCCAGGACTCTATGTCAGATAGGGTATATCGTGAGCCATCTTCCGTTTCATACACAAACGATGAATCATCATCTGGGGCATCACTAACCGTATCGGTTTGCTCCTCATTCCCTTCTGAAAGTTCCTGTTCTGGTTCATTGGTTTCGGTTGTTTCGGCTGGTTCTTCTGACTCTGTGGTCACAGCCTGTTCTGTATTCGATTCCTGGGTTGATTGCTCTCCAAAGAGTTCTCCAGGTATTGAAATATTATCGTAACTATCTGTTGAAGGGATTTCTGTTCCCTCCATTTGAGCAGGTGGATTATTACCCACATAGACCTGCTCTGATTCAGGTTGTACATCTAAATTATTTGTTCCTGTTATATTCATTTCAGCCATTTTCTTTTCCTTTCAGTTGGTCTTTCGACACTGGTTATTGAGTAAAAAAAAAGCCCAATGACCACCAGGTTATTCCTGATAAATCACTGGGCTTCTTTGTTAAAGATTGTCCCTATATTGTTAAGGTTTACTTCATTCTTTTAGTTTGATACTTTTCCTTTCATTGATATTGGCTACGCCACCTTCAAAAAAATTGATTTCAATTTTTCCTGTAAACTTATTTGCTATTTTCATCTGTAGATATGTAAATAACTTCTTCATTTGGTTGCAAAGAACATTAATAGAACGGTTCTCTTTCCTTTATGTGGTTCTACCATGTGCCTTACAGGGTTATTGAATTTTCCTGCTGTATAGCATACGCCATTAAGATAATGGTCCTTGACCTCTGTAGGCTCACCATCTATTTCAAAAAACAATCTCCCTCCTGTAAACTCATCTGGATCAGATAAAAGCACCGTTGTGCCTACCTGACACCACGCCATATGATTGTCTACAAATTCACCATCTATCAGTTTGCATCCATCAAAATGCCATTCGTGTCCCTTTGGGCGTGTCTCAATTCGCCAGTAACTGGGACTTTCTAATATAAACTCCTGATCATCTACCATCGATTGGTAGCGTTTTGCCACCTTTTGGACCAATTTGTGAGAAAAGTCAGATTTCATACCTCCTGATTTGCCCATATCCTTTAGATTATTGGCTTCGTCAGGGGTAACTATACCTAAATACTGTTGATACAATTAATATCCTTTAGACCTTGCTAATGCTTTCTTGTACTTTTTCATTCCTTCTTTGGTGTACTTGAACTTCTTGGTCTTACCTTTCATTTTTATCTTTGGCATTGTTTTATCCTTTTGTTATGTGATGGGCAGAGTTAAAGCCTTATGCCCTGGGCTGATCCATCTCTGGATCCTCTCCCTGCCCACCAACCAATCCTGCTACGGTTATGATTCGTTCCTGGATGTCTCCAGGTAATTGTTGAAAATCTGGTGACTCTGCAAGTGCTGGATTCTGCATTATTAATTGTGCTAATGCTTCTTCCCCTGGTCCCCCTGGACCTTCTTGCATTGTCTGTTGGACCAATGCACCTAATTGCTGTTGCATCTGTTCAGCCTGTTGTATCTGCTGTTGTGGTGGAACTTGTTGATTTCTCACATACCAGTTCTGTATCACATCTTGCTTATCGGATATGTTCAAGGCATTGACCACTTCTTCAATACCATAAACACCCAACTGAAATAACTCTAATGCCCTCTCCTCATTGGCAACTCTACCCTGGGCATATTTACTACCTGTGGTCACATCCACATCAAATTCACTATCCTGTAATCGCTTGGCAGTACCAGGATCGAATTCTGGTGTCCCTTCCATATTACCATCTGCATCGTATACAGCCATTGGATTAAAATCGGTAAACTCAAACTGCCCCTCTGCATCTCGCTCTCTAATGGAGCGTATCTCTTCATCAAAGGTCAGTATCATCTGGACCATAAACTCGCCAATCTCTTTGGTCAGCCTTGCTACTTCCTTATTAATCTTAAATCGTTGCCTGGTTTGACTTGCTTCCTGCAATGCTACGATAGCCCTACCTGAAGTAACCCCACCTGGCTTTCTTCCCTGGGTTACATCATTCACACCAGTAATGTTCTCCATGAATTGTCCTACCTGGGCAATGTAATTCTGTATGTATCCAGGAATAGGAGGAGGTACTTCAAAGGTCACATCATTAGCATCTACTACAGTGATCTCTTCCCCTGGAGCCCCAGTGATCGGTCTGGTCATCTGTCCTTTGGCTCTTTGAGTTACCTTTCTAATTGGAAAACCCATCTTTCTAATGTTCTCATTGACAGCACTAAAGGTTTCATTCATTGCTTTGGTCTGGGTACGAACCAGGTCTACTTCACCTATTCCCCAGAAGTTGTGTGGTGATTTGTAGTTAGACACCATAAATACTGGCATTCTGTACAGTTCCAATGGTTCATCTACTACTAATTGGTCCCCAACAACTATGGTATGCCTACCATTAGGATATTTCTCTTTGTCTTGCTCGTTGGAGTAGCACTCAATCACTAATGCCATGTCGTATTCGCTCTCCACATTAGCACTCTCTATACCACCATTATCATCTACCTTCTGGTATGCTTTATAATCATTTAATTTGCCATCGGCTGGAGCCTTGATACCAAACTCTCTATAGATCCTGGAAGTCTCCATTGGTACAGCAAACATAAAGTATTCACCAGACTTGAGGTCCAGGTCAGTAGCATATGGATGTGGTACTGCTGTGAATGGATCAATGACCTGAATGTCAAAGCCCTTAAATACTCCCTCATCAGAAACAACAGGTAATATCTGCAAGAATCCATTGCTGTAAATAAGACTGTCTTTCACAGCCTGTAATATTTTCCCATATAAATCGGTTTCTTCTACAATCTGCTGAAATCTCTTTTGCATCATCTCACTAAAGAAGATGTCATTCTTTTCCCTGGGCATCACATCCACTGTAGGCTGGAAGTCGTTAATAATAGGTAGAATAGTTTCTACCACAGCCAGGGGAAAGTTAAAGATCATCCTGGACTGGTTCTCTGCACCCTTACTTGGGTTTGCCCAATGTCTACCATAATACAGGCGTTCATTCTTACGCCACCTATCTACCTGTTTCTCTCTTGCCTTCTTACTCTTATCAAGCCAATTCTGTATCTGTGGTATTCGTTCTGCTACATCTGCAACCTGGTCCAAAGCAGACTGCTGATCTGAAGCATTCGTGTAATCCATTCCTGCCATTAGATGTTATCCCATTGCGGTTGTGAATGATCCACATCAACAACAATACTGTCAATGAATCGTTCTGTTTCATTTCTTTCATCAGGCTTCTTGGCACTTCGCACCACTTCACCTACTAAATATCTTAAACTATCCACAGCGTGGTCATCCTTCTTTAATGGCTTCTCTGGTGAGTTCAGGTCCATCTTTGATGCACTGGGTTGCTCCCATTGGTAATTGACCAGTTCTCTTCTCAAATTCTCGCAAGACCTGGTAATGAATATCTTATTTCTCTTAATGTACTCGGTCACTTTGTCTATTCCACCCTGGACATCATTGTTCGCACCAACAACAGGGATGTTCATCTGTCTATATCTATTGCCGATGGTCTCTGGATCGTCCTTCTTTCCTGCTCCTGTAGATGGATCGATCACATAGGTCTCATATCTTCCTTCACCCTGGTAGGCTTTAATGGCTCTACAATGGTATTCAGCATCCTGACCTGCTTCGTAATGCTCTCTGTATATCCATATCTTATCATCATTATCCACAGCACCCCACAATACAGCAGTTGGATTGGTCCTTCCGTGATCTATGGCAATGAATCTTCTCCAGGATGGATCAGGATTAAAGTCATTGACCATATGAATACTTGGTTCAAAGTCAGGATATATCTGTCCTTCAAAAGCATCCCAGGATCCGTACAGATACCTGTTCACCCATATCTCGTTATAATTCTTTTTTAGACTATCAATATAGCCATCTGGTAGATTATCCTTGTTCTCTTCGGTCTTGGCGTTGAACATAATGTTACCAGGGATAGGATCGTGTATAAATCGATGCCAAACCCAGTTATGCCCCAAAGGGTTGCCTGTGATCCAGCATTGCGGAGTGGCTACCGCCCTTAATCGACCAAGTAGTGTAAGGAATACCTCTTCAGATACTTCTTCTGCCTGGTCTATGTAGAACCATCCCAGGTTGATCGATAGTAACTTTGCAGAATCATCCAATGACCTGAATATGATCTCGTGACCATTGGCGAAGATGCACCTGTTTTCCTGCTTTTTGTACTCATAATGAACACCTGGAAGGAATCCAATTAAGTGTAATAGTTCAAAGAATGTTCGCTGTGTTGAATCTCTTAATTCTGGGTAGGTCTGCCTTGCGATCATCCCTAATTGTGGTGGCTGTTCAGGATCTAACACCCTGGTTATCCCTTTCAAGATACCAGCAAAGGTCTTCCCATTACCAATTCCACCAAAGAAAGCAACCACCTGCTCTTCACACTTGGTGAACCTGGCCTGATTTAGATTAAGGTCTATTGCTTTAGACATCTGCAAGGTTAATATTTACTACAGGCATCTTGATCTCTCCATCTACCTGATGTTTCTCTGTGAACATCGCCAGGTGTTTCCCCTGGAGTTCACTTGCTTTCAAACTGACATTATATTGCTCACTTCCCTCTGCCTTATCCCTCACTCTTTCAATATCTTTCAATACTTTTTCAGCAGTCAATTCAACCTTCTTTTCTCTAATTGCTTTTAAACGGTCTATTTCTTTCTGTATGTCAACTTTTGTCAACAACTTACTTCCAATAGTTCTTGCTGTCTTTTTGCTGTATCCTGCTCTTATACAGGCTTGTGCAGAGTTAAGGTCAATGAGATATTCCTGGCAAAACATCTTTTGTTTATCTGTCAGTTTAGGCGTAGCCAATCAATACCTCTCTGGGATGGAATCCAGCCTGGATCGCACTAATTGCCAAATGAGCCCAAAGAATTTGAATGTCATCAAAGTCATCAAATCCATAATCTACTTGGATGGTGGGTTCATAACTCATCCCAGTTAGCCTGTGGATGTTCGTCTGGTTGATTCAAGTTTAAAGTGGGAGATGGAGACCTGTCAGTTTGACCACGATGGTAAACCCAGGCTCCTAAAAAGAAAGCACACAAAGTAATGATACCCTGTACGATATAAAATGAAACTTCACCCATTATTAAGAATAATTTCCTAATGAGCGTTAGGTGAAATCCATACTAAAATTACTTTTTATGAAAGTTTCTTCTGTCCCACTTATTCAGGTAATACAAAGCAGTAATATATACGATCAATACAGGGATCATTATGTCGTGCCTATGATTGATCAACTCCTGCCATAAAAATTCATTCATCTTCTTCCTCTTTTGGATAGGTTACATCACACTCTGTACAGGACCAGATACCATCTTCTTTGGTTATATCATCCCGATCGGTCTCACATAGATCACAATGCCTTCTGACATTCTCACAGATCGGACATACCTCTCTCTGTTTACCAAAGGTGACAAAGTCATTGTAGTGGACTATCTTTTTTTCTTTGTTACCATTCAATGATCTTCGGTACTCCCAGCATCGATCACAGTTCTTGCAATACTTGATGTCATCATCTGCCTGACTACCGACATTACTGTGTCTATTGTAATGTTTTTTCTGCCTGGTCCTGGCATCGGTCATCTGCTTGGTTGATGTTTTAATTATATCTTCGATCAAGCGACAACTCTCATCTTCCAATTAACCTTTTCAAGAACCTCTTCATCGGTCATTGTAGTTCTTTTTTTTGGCGGTGCAGGGTTATCACTTGCCTTTCGATGTTTATACTCCCATTCCTTCAAATATTGCTCACCACAATCACAAAAGGTTTCTTCGGCACTGATGTTCCCTACACCCTCTTTGGTCTTATCACAGCCATAACAGATGTACTTATACTTCTTTTCCTTTTTTGGTTGGACCATTACACTTTGTGTACCACTGGAAAAATTGAAAGCGTTCACATTAGCCTTCCAAGTATTCATACGCCTGGACATATCAAATACCTTCTCCATCTCCCATCGCATCTTCTTACCACCTTCATTGTGGGCTCCCCAATGATCAATGAACTTATCGATCTCCTGTTTGGGTAATCCTTTTTCCTTACCTACCTTGTTTACTTTTTCTGAAAAGATTGCAAATCTCTCTTTGAGTGTGGGCGTTGAATTTTTAGCAACGCCACTATTATTTCTTTTATTTATCTTATTATCTTTTATTATAGTAGTACCACCTGGTGTACCACTTACTGTACCACCTACTGTACCACCTACTGTGTCAACTACTGTGTCAGCCTGTCCCTGATATTTCTCATAATTCACGATTTTCACGACGGTAAACCCAAATTCGGTGTGTGTGTCAACCATTGTGTCAGCCTTTAGCCTATTTATGAATTTTATGACCGTATTCTTGGACCACCCCCATCTCAAGGCTAATGCCCTGAATGATGATGGAAACTCGCCTCTTTTGATCGTAACAATGGTATCTTTATAGGGTTTTTTAACCTCTGAATAGTTCGCCATCATTAGCATATCCATCCAGGCTCGTAAGTACCTGGGATCTTCCCATACCCAATGATCTCTTAATTTCTTTTGAACACTTATCCAACCTTTCATAATGGAAACTCCATATATCGGTAGAACCAATTCCTACCTTTTTCTTGTTTATTCTTTGCTGTTTCTACTGCCAACAACAAAAACTCCTCTTGTTTGTATGGTACATAAGCAATGATGTTTTTTGGCTCATACCATACTGCGATCACATCTATATTGCTCTTGACATACTTTGATAATTTTATCTCGATACAGGTCCCTCTTAATGCCCTCTTTGCCTTAACCTGGACTCGCTTTAACGCTTTCCCTGTATCCACCACCAGGTCACATCGATTATCATCTACGACACTTTGATATACATCTAATCCCTGGTTGATCAATAGATCCCTGGACACTGCCTGTTCCCCTTCCCAGCCAAATCGTTTTGTGAATGCCATTAAACCTTCCTTTTTATTGCAGTGTCCATTTGTATACCTTTGTATAGGTGCTATTCACAACTGACCATTTACTCACATCTGTATAACTAATTTTTTTGATTTCAGCATCTTTGTCCCCAAAAATAACAAATACATACCAATCACATATCTTTTCAGGATTATTGTGAGCATCGTAATTCACCATTAAATAACCCTTGTCTCGTTTTGCACCCTTAATGTCGTAGGTCTCACCACTAATAACCAGGTCTGCACCCACAACAGGCTTTGTGTCTATCATTGGGCTAAAGTAAGCGTGAGACACATTGCTCTTTTCCCATATAATATGTCGCACTATTAACTCTGCCTTAATTCCCATTATACTTACAGCCTTTTCCTGTTTACCACGATATTTATCTGTATTCTTGTTGTAGATACTTGCACTGATCTTTGTCCTACTATCTGCTAATTCTATAGACAGATTTGAAACCCATACTGGCACATCCACTTTCACTTCTTATCTACGACCTGTTTAATAATGGTACAGAACCGTAGATTACCCATCTTCTTATTGGTATGGTCCTCACACAGATCCTGGATCCGCTTCAACTTGGTAGCCAGTACCCTGTTAGCCAGGTTATGCTCCCCAGCAGTCTTGACCATCTTCTCATATTTCTTTCTACTAACTAATGGTAGTTTCATTTCATCAACCTTTTTACTTTCTGTGCAACTGCCTGAACCACATCAACGGTCACTGCATTACCACATTGTTTATATCTCTGTGTATCGCTCATTTCTACGACTTTTCCATCAAACTCTCCATAAGCATTCCAATCATCAGGAAAGCCCTGCAATCTGCAAGTTTCTATTGGTGTCAATCTTCTAATTTTAGATTCTATCTCAACTGCCTGTGCATTGCCAGTATCCAAACAATAAGAGTTCCCATCGTTCCTTGATAATGGACCAGTACCACCCTGGTTTGAATCACCACTTCTTGGATGTGTTGTATGGGCTATCACGCTTTCTTTTTTTTGTGCATTGAGTTCACTCTCAATAATGTACGATCCGTCCCCTGTTGCTGTGTACCTTGCTTTAAGGGTATTTGTATATTGTCTCTGTATCCCATTAACCTCTTTACAGTTTTCTCCGATAGGAAATACTTGTGGTCTACCTCTGTCTCCAAGATAGCAGACAATGTAGATCCTTTCCCTGTTCTGTGGGATGGAGAAGTTGCGAGTATTAAGTAGTTCGCACTCAACGGTATAACCAATGTCGGTAAGAACTCGGTAGATCGTAGCAAATGTTCTTCCACTGTCGTGGTGAAGTAAGCCTTTAACATTTTCGAGTACCACACAGGGGATGGGCTTTTCAATGTCTCGGTAATATCGGAGTATCCGTGCAATTTCAAAAAAGAGAGTACCTCTGGTGTCATTAAATCCTTTTCGTTTTCCAGCCACACTAAATGCTTGGCACGGAAATCCTCCACAAAGGATGTCAATGTGATCTGGTAGATCTCGTTCTGGTTGAATAACTGTAATGTCTCCAATTTCTACTGCCTTTGGAAACCTGTGCCTGTACACTGCACTTGCATATTTATCAATTTCGCTGAATCCAACCCAATCAAACTCATACCCTGCCTGTTCAAAGCCTTTATGAAAACCACCGATACCACTAAATAGATCAAGCATTCGCATCTCATTCTACACCCTTGATCTGGACTACGGTCCTGGGATTCTCTGAATACTTTTTAATGGTCTTTAAATGACACACCTGGCTGTCATCCTTGTAGAACACTCCATTTAAGGCATCTAATACCAGTTTTACATAGTTATCGATGTCTGCCCTGGATGTATGCCAGGTCGGAGCATTATCCTTTAACATATGGGAATACTTGCCTGTTCTAAAATGTGCCTTTGGTCGGGCGACATAGAACTCAAGTGTCATTGAGATAGGTCCATATTCGGGCGATTTGGGAGCCATATTTAGCACAGATGCTAAAAAATAGCGTTTATCCGCCTTACTTGGATCGTAGGTGTGTCCGCTTCTTAAATGTCTGTGGCGTTTAAGGGCAACTGGTGAGCCCTCTACAGTTAATTCTATCATATGGTATGTGGTTACCGTTCATAGTTATCGTCTTAAAAATTCTGAAATTCTATCACAAGCAAAAGGTAGAAAGATCAGGCTAATAACCAAGATCCCTACACTTGTTGCAAAGGTCCATAGATTTAATATCCATTCATATATCATTCTTCCCCCTTGTTATTATCCCAGAGCCTATTGGCATAATCTGTGAGTCTATCTACCAACTGCTGGGCATTGTTTACTTTATCGTAATCCTTTGACTCCTTTCCTTCCACAATGACCTTACCCAACCCTTCCATTATTAATGTCATATCATAGGTAGTAATGCTATTTGGCTTTTTTTCGTGTCTCTTATGCTGTATCTGTATCAAGGCACAGGATAGGTACACCGCAAGGTCCAGGCACTCTTCAAGCCCTTCCTCTACCATATCCCTTTTATCTTCCAGGCTGATGGTATCGCCATATTTCTTGGCTCCCAGGTCCAACCGCTTTTGGACTCGGTCTATGACCATTTCATTTATCCTGTTTGATTCTGACATATTCTTTTCTTAACCTGTTTATAAATTCTTTAAACTTTTGTGGGGGGACCTGCCAAAGTGGTTGCCAACCTAAATACATTCTTTTCATTTGTATCACTCTCCGCACACCTAACCCTTCTGGATAATCCAGTTGGGCTCTTGAGTATGCTATTTGACAGGTTTCCCATTCCTTGCTTCCTGAATAGTCTTTAGGCAATGTATTGGTTTAATATTTCTAAAGTATCGGTATCCAGATCCTTAACATTGGTTTTGATCCATTTCATATAATCTGTACCAATTTCTGCCTTACCTTTATCATCAACAGTATCGATTAATGCAACCTCTGACCATTGCATTCCTTTGTATTTTTTAAAGTTGCATACAGAATCCTTTGTGTTACCATTGCCATTACTTGCACCATTCATCTGTTTCTTTGCTTCTTCTACCTTACCATTCAATAGATCCTGGTTACGCTTTGGCTGTTGTTGTGGGAACTGGCTACCATCATCTTTTGTAATGGTCCTGGCTTTAGGCTCTTCAGCGTATTTCTTCTTTAGATCATTGACATACTTATTGTCATCGAACTTCCCAAGAAATACATCTGCATTAAATCCAAGTTTAGATAACCCTTTTGTAAGTGCATCTGTTGCTACAGACTTAACACAATCTGGTTTAACCTGCATACTACTGTGTAAAGGAATCTCATTTACATCTATATTATCCCCATCAGATCCATAATAATAAAATAGAATGGCTTGATAAATGACCATACCTTCGATAAAATTAAAGGTCTCATCCTTGACACCCCAACCCCATCCCATTGGTCCAAACCGTTCAGTAGCAGTCATTATTTGGTACTGTGCATCAATGGCGGTGAAACCACCTCGCTGATTAACATATTTAGTATATTTGGGATCTGTTGTACAGACATCATTCCAAATCCTCATTTTGTTATGTTTCATATTCTCTCCTGTTATTTAAGTCTTAATGTCCTAACTGGGTTACCTTCCTTGAGATACTTATCATATAGTTCAGGATGGTCTACCTTAAAATCCTTCTGGTTGAACGATGTCCTGGGCTTACTATTTCTCCAGGTAACAAGAGTATCCTCACCATAGGTAATAGACTCTGCACTTTCCATCGTTCTTTTAATGTCCAATTCCAGTTCCTTAATGGATTGGTCCATTTCTTTTTTTGTGGCCTTGAACTGCTTTAAGGTCTCTATCTTTGTAGCCAGTTCAGGTGATGCTTCCAGGCTATGCCCATTTGCCTGGGGATATAACTCTTTAATGTCACTATCTGTAGTGGCTTCAGGTGGATGTTGTGGTACAATATGGTTGAACCAAAAATCCACACATTTATTGACCACCATATCCGCAAAATCCTTATCGTAATCATACTCCTGTATCTCAAATGATTCTGGACCAGCATACCCAAAAGTGAGTATGGCTACATAAGCCTTCTTCATTCCTGTTATAGCCATCTGTCCCTGGATCTGTGTATAATACTGAATAGGTAATTCAGCACCCCAAGTGTCCCTGGCAACCGAGGATGCGGTTTTGATCTCTAACACTGATCGGGTTGTATCAGCGTGGTGTATGACACCATCAAGATTTGTTGCCAGGAAATCATACTTGGGATGAAATCGTACATAACCATCTATTGCTACCTTACAATCCATTTCTTCTTCTACCCATTTAGCGACCATTGGCTCTATGTCCCTACCTAATCTCATACGAATATTGTCAAAGGCTTCGTAGCCATTTATCTTGTCGCTGTAAATACCTAATGGGCTCTTATACTTATTGAATATTCCTGCAACCACCGCCCACTCACTGCTACCGATATAGGTCTTTCTTAATTCCAGATCCAGGTCTGGTCCTTGTTTAATTGGCTCTCTCATAATACTCCATCCCTTATGATGTAAAACAAAAATCCGAATACAATAAATAGGACAAGCATTGCTTCTAATAATTCTATCAAATTATCTAATCTATTCATCATCTAACTCCTCTCCACAATCCAGGCAGAACCAATAGGTATAATATTGATGCTCCTCTCTGCCATAATGATCCTCACCCTGTTCAACCTCTTTATGCTCACAAAGGGTTGCCCCACCTGGTTGTAGTTGTGGTTGCGGAGCGAGGCTCGATAGGTCCTCACCAGATGGGGCGGAGCGTGTTCTTAAATCTTGTTGAAATGGGAATGGCATTACTTACCCCCAGACTCTGTATCAATCATATCTACAGCATTATCTACATCGCCCTCATCAAACTCCTCATCATCGCACTCTGCATCTGGGTCACCTATTAATCCTGAATTGCAATAATCTTGTATCTTTTCACCTATCCTAATAAAATCTGTATCTACCTCAATACCTTTATACTCAAGTTCACTTTGAACTTCCTCGACAAATTCTGAATATGTCATTTCCTCGCTCCTGTTTTTGTTTATTAAGATGCAACCTGGAATACATTGCTCTCTATGTATCGCTCCAGGTCACTTTTCTTTACTCTGTAAAGTCTTGAGTTAAACTTCATTGCTGGTAACTCTCCAGCCTTCACCAGTATCAACACCTGTTGCCTGGTGACTCTCAAAATCTCGCCAACCTCTTTGATTGTGAGCATTTCTAAATTTTTGTAGTTGCCAATAGTTGTCATAAGTTGTATCTTTTTGATAATATTTTGATAGATGTTGATATAATATATCAATGATATATTTATGATACAATATCTTTTTAATATCATTTTAATATTACCAGGGACAGGAGAAGAAATGGGTATAGTAAAAGATTTCATACATTCAATAAAAATAAAAGAAGGGTTAAAGTTTGATTGGCAAGTCGCAGAATTTATTAAAATCGATTCTGCTAAATTGGCAAACTGGAAAAGCAGAGAAAGTTTACCTACATCATATCAAAAATGGTACTGCGATAGATATGATATAGAAATCAAAGATTTTAATAAAGAAATAAAATTGACAAATACAACCATAGAGTTAGAGGGAGATAATATGGATGCAAAATATGTAATTGAATTACAAAAAGATAAAATAGATATTCAGGGACAAGAAATAGAACTTTTAAAAGATGCCTTAAAAGAAAAACAAGCAGAAAAAACACATTGGGATATGCTTCAATTTGATTTTAAAGTAAAAGTAAAATTAATCAGAAGAGGATTTAAAATAGGTCGTGCTATTATGGAAGTTGACAATATGAAAGTACTTTCTGATCGCACTGGTTTTTCTATAGATGAATTAAAAGAATATTATCAATTAGGGAAAAAATTCCCACAAATGGATGATCATCCTATTAATAAGATAATTGATAAAGAATCTGTTAAGACCTTACAAGAACATACTAAATCAATGCCTTACATTTTTGAATCACTTAAAAATATGGTTGGTAATCATTATATACCTGTGCCAGTTACTTATATTACCAAATCTGGAAAAGGTTTAGTTCATACCATTACTTATAATAAGATCAACTGGATTGATCTAACTGTAGATTCAAAAGTTCAGTTCATAGAAAATTGAGTAGAATCTACAAAAGAAAAGGTTCGCCTTACTGGTGGTATACAGCAGGAACACCACCACATAGAATAAAAAGATCTACTGGAACACAAGATAGAAAGGTAGCCATCCGCATCCAGGCTAAATGGGACCTGGAAACTGCACTGCAACGATCAGGTGTAGAAGTAGCCACCATAGACCTACAAATACCCTTCAGGCAATACATTGACCAGGTAATGAGTAATAAGGGTAAGAAACAGGGACAATGTATCAAGTCAGCCCTTAATGTATTTATGAATATGAATAAAGGGATCACTAATAAACATTTGACCTCATTCTTCTTGCAGGAATACTTTGCCAAGCGTAAGGCTATGGGACGATCACCAAAGACCATCAATGAGGACCATAAGACCATTAGTAACTTTTGTGAGTGGATGATCATAATGGGTTATATGTTAAAGAACCCCACAAGTGGTTTAATACGCCCTAAATTGGTCAAAGTTCGCCCCAGGGAAGCCTTTACCAGGGAAGAGATAGACTACGCTTTAAACGAAGCCTGGTTGGACCACGATAAAAGATTTTGGTCCCTTTTATACAAATCTGGATTACGAGCAGTAGATGCCTGTACGCTAACCATTAATGACATCAATGGGAAGTTCATACAACTATCCCAAGAAAAGACACAAGAGTATGATCAGCCAAGAATTGTTGTGGTCCCCTTACATAATGATCTAAAGAAGATGGATATATTTAATATAATGAAACCTGGATCCATTGGTAACTCCAGGGAAAGACTTAAAAAGATATTAGGTAAAGGCGATCTACATTCCTTTCGCCATTCATTTGCATCTCACCTGGAAGAGTTTGGTGCTACCAGGTGGGATACCAAATGTTTATTAGGACATAAGGCTAATGATGTTACTGCTCAATATGTTAAGATCAATGTGGAAAGACTTGCTCCAATCATCAACCAATTATGATTGGGACATTTTTGGGACATTTAACTTCCCTGTTCTCTCGCAAACTCTGCACAACTTATAACAACTCCAAATAACAAAAAACCCCTCAATAAAGAGGGGTTTCTCGTCAAGTACGCCCGAGAGGACTCGAACCTCTAACCTTCTGGTCCGTAGCCACAAGTTATACCTTATATATAGTGACTTGCAGGGATGTGGGACATAATTAATGTCCCATTACACTCTCAATGCTCTCCTGAACCAGCCAAACCAATATTTTTCCTGGCTTGGTTTTTTAAATACGATATTTGCAAACTTTAGGATTCGGTACGCTCTTAATCGTTCAGGCTCCAGGTTCTTACAGGCTCCAAGTGTTGCTGGTCCAATACCACCATCTACTGCTATGTCATAGGTGTTCTTACCATTACAAGCCTGTTGAAGCACTTTAACTGCACCTCTGCGACCAAAGTTCACCACCATATCAAAATAGATCTCTCTTATTTGGGCTGGAACCTGCATTGCTTTAGATGGTATCCAGTAGTCATTATAATATACTTCTTTAGCATCTCGTTCAGTTAGGCTTTCTATATCCAGGTCAGGATACGCTCGTTGTGATATACCATACTTTGTGGTCCCACCAGCATCAGAGGGATCCTTTGTGATCTTGGATCCCCCTTCTGACTCAATTACTCTTTCTATGATCTCTTCAAAGGTCATTAGAATGGTAGATCGTCCTGCTTTTCTGTTTGCTGTACTGGTTCTTCCTTCTTTTCCAGGAAGTCAGATACACTAATGGAAAGAAAGGACATTGA